ATCCTGTGCTACCCCTACGCCCGGCTGGAGCCCGAGGGCGTATCCTATGCCAAGGCGTCGTGGAAGCCGGCTGCGGACGCCAAGGAGTGGCCCCGGGCGCGTCTGTGGAAGGGTTTGGCGTGCGAGAACATCACGCAGGCCGCCGCCAACGATGTGTTGCGCGCCTCGCTGCGTCAGCTCGACGCGGTCGGCTTGAACGCGGTGCTACACGTTCACGACGAAATTGTGTTGGAGGTGCCCGAGAAGGACGCCGACGCTGCGGCCAAGCTGCTGCATGACGTCATGTGCGCCCCACCGGGTTGGGCAAGCGGTCTGCCCTTGGAGGCCGAGGTCAGCGTAATGACGCGATATGGAAAGTGAACAATGACAAAGAAGGCAACGATTCAATTTCTGGAATTTCTCACATCACTGGCGCCCGAAGGAGAGACGGCGCTCATCGTCCGGCAGAAGCCCCAGCTCAAGGATGGGGAGATGCAATTTCACGCAGACGGGGCCATCAAGTGCACATGGCCCGCCGCGCTGCCAGACATCAGCAAGATCAAGGACGGGCAGGCGTGGTACGGCAATACCGCGTCGTTCATCATTGATCGGTTTGTGGATCGCGTCAGTGCCAGTGCCGCGAACTGTGAGTACTGCATTGTCCTCGTCCTCGATGATATAGGAACCAAGTCCAAGGTGCCGCCTTTGGAGCCGACGTGGAAAATGGAGACGTCGCCCGGATCGTTCCAGTGGGGCTACGCCTTCAGCGACGATCAGCCCACCAAGGGTGAGTTCGCCGCCGCCATCAAAGCAATTGCCGACGCCGGCTACACCGACCCGGGCGCGCTCAACCCTGTCAGAAATTTCCGACTGCCGGGTTCCATCAATCTGAAGCCGGGCCGCGACAACTTCGCTGCCAAGCTGGTGGAGTTCCACCCCGAGCGTGAGTTTTCTCTGACCGAGATCTGTGAGGCGCTCGGCGTCACGCCGGCCGAGGCCGACGGCGCTGGGCCGCGCCCGATCCGCGTGCACGACACCGGCGGCGACGACGTCTTCGCGTGGCTGGGCGAGCAGGGGCTGGTGCTGCGCAAGCCCAACGCCGAGGGCTGGGCCGGCGTCATCTGCCCCAACAGCGCCGAGCATACCGACGGCAACCCCGAGGGGCGCTACCTGCCGGCCACGCGGGCCTACTGCTGCCTGCACTCGCACTGCCTTGACTTCGACACCAAGGCGTTCCTGCAATGGGTGGCCGACAACGGCGGCCCCAAGCATGAGCCGGGCTTCCGCGACGATCTGATCGCCACCGTCATGCACGACACCTTGCAGAAGCTGGAGCCCACGGATTTTTTTACGGACGACGCGGCGGCCGTCATCGCTGAGGTCGAGCGCAAGGAGGTCGGCCGGCTGGAGAAGGCGCAGTGGTACGAGCGCTTCGCGTACATCCAAGACGATGATGCCTACTTCGACCTGCAAGACCGCCGCGAGATCAGCCGGGGCACGTTCAACGCCATCTTCCGGCATGTGAGCTGCCGCTCGATCCACAACGGCCGTAAGGTGGAGGCCAGCATCTGCTTCGATGAGAACCGTCAAGCTCAGGGCGCTCGCGTCCTTGTGGGAATTACTTACGCCGCCGGCGAATCGGTGCTGGTGGCGCGCGATGGTGACGTCTACGCCAACCGCTGGCGCGACGCCCGGCCGCCGATCAACAAGGACGCCAAGGGCGACATCACGCCGTGGCTGGAGCATTGCGAGCGTCTGGTGCCCGAGACCAGCGAGCGCGAGCATCTGTTCAACGTCATGGCTTACAAGGTGCAGCATCCCGAGGTCAAGATCAACCACGCCGTGCTGCACGGTGGCGATCAGGGCTGCGGCAAAGACACCCTGTGGGCGCCGTTCATTTGGGCTGTGTGCGGCCCGGGCATGAAGAACCGTGGCCTGCTGGACAACGACACGCTGGGCTCGCAGTGGGGCTATCAGCTTGAGGCCGAGATCATCATCCTCAACGAGCTGAAGGAGCCCGAGGCCAAAGAGCGCCGGGCGCTGGCGAACAAGCTCAAGCCCATCATCGCTGCGCCGCCGGAGATGCTGTCGATCAACCGCAAGAACATGCACCCGTATGACATGGTCAATCGCGGCTTTGTGTTGGCGTTCTCGAACGACCCAGTGCCCATCTCGATTGACTCGCAGGATCGGCGCTGGTTCTGTGTGTGGTCTTCAGCGCCGCGCATGAACCCGGACGAGGCGTTCGCCCTGTGGAATTGGTACAAGGGCGGCGGCTTCGAGGCCATCGCGGCGTGGCTGTACCAGCGCGACGTGTCGGCGTTCAACCCGGCGGCAGCGCCGGCGTGGACGGAGTTCAAGGCCAATCTGGTCGAGCATGGCATGAGCATGGCCGAGAGCTATCTCGTCGACATGATGCGCGAGCGCAAGGGTGAGTTCGCCAAGGGCGTCGTCGGCTCGCCGTTCCACGCGCTGTGTGACCGTCTGGCCGGCGGCGCTCCCTCGGGCGTCAAGGTGCCGCAGGCTGCGCTGCTGCACGCGCTCAAGGAGGCCGGCTGGCAGGACATGGGACGGATCTCGTCGGGCGACCTGCCCAGCAAGAAGCACATCTTCTGCGCGCCGGATATGGTCGGCAAGATCAGCAAGTCTGAGCTGCGCCGGTTGGTCGAGGAGGCGCCGATGGCCCGCATGGCACTTGTGAAGTGACGACGAACGGGAGCGTTTCCCTGCAAAAAACGGGAGCGTTCCCCTGCAAGAATCCAAAAATCGGGAGCGTTTGCCTGCAAGAATTCATGCGCAGCGCTTTCCCGCGCGCGTAAGAATGTCAGGTGAGTGGGCGCTCACTTCGGTCTAGGTCAGTGTGCGCTCACTTCGGATCGCTGGCGGCCGGGCGCCGTCGGCCGGGCGGCCGGCAGCAGCTCGGCCAGCTCGACGGCCACGGCCGGCCACCGGGGCCCGGCAGCGGGCCGCCAGCTCGGCCGGCAGCAGCTCGGCCAGCTCGGCCGGCAGCAGCTCGGCCAGCTCGACGGCCACCGGGGCCCGGCAGCGGGCCGCCAGCGCTCGCGCGCCAGCTCGGGCAGGGTAGGGCACGGCCGGCGGCCGTCGGGCCCGTAGCGGGCCGCCAGCGCGGCCGCGCGGGCATAAAAAAACCCCGGCGCGGGGCCGGGGCGGGAATGACCGGGGAGGGCCCGGCCGGGGCAACTGCGCGCGCTGCGCGCGTTATAAGTCTAGCAGCTCGACCAATAGGGCGGCCACCACTACACCGATGAGAATCAAAATCATAGCCACCCCTCAAATTCGGCGTAATGCTCGCCCATAGCGCGCGCCATGAGGGTCAGAATCCGCGCGTTTTCCTCGCCGTACACCTCGGGACGATCCCAAAATCCAACGCCGTGGCCGTTACGGGTGAACCATAGATCGTGGCCGACTTGCGCCGGGTCATATTGGCCTAGATCGATGCCATCCGGGCCGCTACAGGCCAGCCGTAGCCGGTGGCATGCGCTCCACGCTTCGCGCGCGGTGTCGACGTGGAGCTCGGCGTCGGTGCTTGGCTGGCCTTCGTCGCCCGTCTCGGTGAAATAAATGGCCTCGATGTAGGCCCGGGTCATTGCATCGTCAATCATGGCGCCCCCTTACAAATCAAAGGCCACGCCAACGGCCAGCACGGCCCACAGCAGGCCCCAGAGCCCGACGGCGGCCATCAGCACGGCCCCATAGAACAGCGGCCCCCGGCCCTCCTCGAACTGGGCGCGCCAGCGTTCGAGCCGGGTCGTCGGCAGGGTCGAGAGGGTCAGGCGGCCATTGTGGCCGCGTCGGTGGAATAGGTTTCGCATGGCCGGCCCCTTCACTTCAGCGCCCACGCCGGCAGGCCGGGATGCGCCAGCTCCTCAAGATCGCACCGCAGCGGCATCACAACGCCCAAAGCATTACAGCCCAGGCGCGACACCAGCGCGCTGGCCGTCGGGCCGGACTGGTGAAATATGGGGTGCACCTTCGTTGACCCATGCAGCAGGGCCGCCACCGCGCCGAAATCGCCAAGGTAAGACGGTTGATAGGCGCCGGGTTCGTTGGTGGTGCTGGCGGGCATCACGCGGCGCCAGTCGGGATAGCGGCCGTCGATTGTCGGGCCGGTGGCCGTCGTGGCGCCGGTCAGCGTAAACACCGGCCGGGCCTGCACCGTAACGCCGGGCCGCTCAGGGTCGGGCGTCGGCGCCGGCGTCGTGATTTCCAGCGACAGCGGAAACGTCGTGCGGCCGGCCTTGTTGGGCTTGACGGCGCCCAGCACGTCGCGCGGGATGATGTATTCGCCCGGCGCCAGCTCCTCGACGTCGGCGGCCTCCATCGGCACGGCAAGCAGCCGGTGGCCGTCGGTTGCCACCAGCACGACGTCGCCATTCTCGCGTGCGTCGATGCACACGCCATTCAAATAGTATCGAATGTCGCCCTTGGCAGCGATTATTAGCAGGGCCTTGATTACATCGGATTGAATAGACAATTTCATTTTGAAACTCCAATTTATTGAACGGGTTAATTAAAAAATCGACGGTAGACCGCCCGCGAAAACTCAAACCGCGCGCGGCGGCGGATCTGGTTGGCGGCGTCGGGGCGGCTGCCGATCTCGCGCGCCCATGCGCGCCAAATGGCGGACGCTAGCACGCGCGCCACGCCCGCGCGGTACTCAACCGGGTAATACTGCCCCGGGCAGTAGCTGATACGCCAGCCGGCGCCGTCGTCGCCCGCATAGGGTTCGATTTCGACGCGCCCATTGTGCTGGGCCACGTCTAATATCTCTTCGTTGGTGCACAGGTACCGCGCAACTGAGGCCAGCTCACGCACGGCGTGAAGATCCCGCGTAATCGCGCGCGCGTCGGATCGATAAGCGCGCACATCACCATAGTTGGCGAAATCGAGCCCGGGGCGGCTGTTTGCGAACTGAAGCAGGGCGTGCACGGCGGTCATGCTGCGGCCCTCCCCAGCTCGGCGGCCGGCAGCGCTCGGGGCGCCAGTTCGATGGAATAGCCCAGCGCTTTAATTGTGCGCAGGGCCGCCGGCGTCAGGGTTCGCGTGCCGGCAAGCTGCGCCAGCAGCTCGGCCGTCGCGCAGGCCGGGTAGATTGTCTTGCGGCCGTACACGTCGCGGACGTCGACTAGGATGGTTTTCATGGTTTGCCCCTTTTCGGTTAGGTCACGCGGGATCGCGCGACGGAATCCAATGTAAGGGATTGTCTTGCACTAGTCAAGGATTGTTTTGCAATCCCTTACGGTTTAGTCGGGCATTCTCTCGCGGTTCGGTCATCGGCGGGCGCGGTTCGGTCACGGTTCGGCCAGCGCTGGCCGTCGACGTGACCCAACACCAAAGGCGCGCAGCGCTTAGCTTTTAGCTGGGTTTCGGTCATTTAGGTCATTTTCGGTTAGGGTCTATCATTAAAATGTAAGTACTGTATAGATATACAGTAGGTATTTACCCACCCGTCGAGCCGGAGCGATTTTTTTTTGGTGGCCAGATGACCTAAATGACCTAAACCGCCGGCGCCAGCTGGCGGCCGCGAACCGGCCCCCGCGCCCCCGGCGCGTAGAAAAACGCCGAACCGGTTCGGCTAGTTCGGTCAACTGCAAACCGATGACCGAAACGACCGAACCCCGAACCGGCCCCGGTTCGCGGCCGCCGGCCCCAGCCGCCAGCAGCTCGGCCCCGGCGCCAGCTCACGGCCGGCCAGCAGCTCGGCCGGCCGCCGGCAGCAGCTCGGCCGGAGGGCCCTCGGCCATGCAGGAAACCGTCGGCCGCCGGCAGGAAAGGGAAACGGAAAGGCCCCGGGCAGCTCGGCCGCCAGCTCGCGGCCGCTCGGCCGCCGGCCGCCAGCTCGCTGAAGTGAGCGCTCACTGGGGGGTGCTGCGGTGCAGCAAAGGGCATGTTAGTGAGTGCTTACTGACCCCCGGGCAGGGCCGGCGGCCGGCAGGTCACGAGCCGGTGGGTTCGCAAAAATTTTTTTTATTTTTTGCCATAAAACCAAAAATCCCTTACGCTTCGGTCATATGGGTCATTTCGTCGCCCAGAAAAAATCGCTCCGGCTTAAACTCAACCCATGTTCAAGAGTCTTCCTCTAGCTGTTCGAGACGTGCGCGCCACAGAGGCGACGCTGGAACGCATCTATGAAGCTGCATATCTGGGATTGAAGAATGACGCGCTGGCGCTGGCGGCAGGAATGCTGCCCGTCGAGTACCGGCGACTGAAAGAGCTTGACCAAATGGCCGAACTGGCCGAACTCAAGGGGAGGGCTGACAGTGAGCGCGAAAATAGCCAGCATCTGCTCAACGCCGCCCGGGCAGGCGACGCCAAGGCCGCCCTTGCCATCCTCCAGCACGCCCACGGTTGGGTCGCCAAGCAGTCCATGTCCATCGAGGTCGAGCAGCGCATCAGCGTCATCGACGCCCTGCGCGCTGCTGAGAGCCGCATCATCGACGGCGCTGTCACCGAAGTGATCGAACACAGCCAGCCGGCGACGCTGCCGCGCCAAGCAGAAAGAGCGAATGCAAAAGCCAATCTACAGTCCTGACGATGAACAGCTCCTGATGACCCGGCTGTGGAGCCCGGCCATCAAGGACGACCCTGAGGCGTTCGTGCTGTTCGCCTTCCCGTGGGGGCAAGAGAACACGCCGCTGGCGAAGTACAAGGGCCCGCGCCTGTGGCAGCGCCAAGTGTTGCGCGACATCAAGTCGCACCTGCAAGCCAACCGAGGCCAGATCGAGATGGACACGCTGCGCGCGGCCGTGGCGTCAGGGCGCGGCATCGGCAAGTCAGCCCTCGTCTCATGGCTCATCTTGTGGATGCTGACCACGCGCATCGGATCGAGCGTGATCGTGAGCGCCAACTCCGAGGCGCAGCTACGCTCGGTGACGTGGGGCGAGCTGACCAAGTGGTCGACGATGGTGATCAACGCCCACTGGTGGGAGATCTCGGCCACCAAGCTCCAGCCGGCCAAGTGGCTGACCGATCTGGTCGAGCGCGACCTCAAGAAGGGCACGCGCTACTGGGCCGCCGAGGGCAAGCTGTGGTCGGAGGAGAACCCCGACAGCTACGCCGGCGTGCACAACCACGACGGCATGATGTTGATCTTCGACGAGGCCAGCGGCATCCCTGACCCGATCTGGGCGGTGGGGGCGGGCTTCTTCACGGAGAACATCCTCGACAGGTACTGGTTCGCGTTCAGCAACCCCCGGCGCAACTCGGGGTACTTCTTCGAGTGCTTCCACGCCAAGCGCGACTTCTGGCAGACGCGCCAAGTGGACGCGCGCACGGTTGAGGACACCGACAAGGCGGTCTATCGTCAGATCATCGAAGAGTACGGCGAGGACTCGTCGCCAGCTCGCGTGGAGGTGTACGGCGAGTTCCCGTCCACGGGCGACGATCAGTTCATCGCACCCTCACACGTCGCAGACGCCGCCGCGCGGCCGAGGTACAAAGATGAAACAGCGCCAATCATTATCGGTGTGGATCCGGCCCGAGGTGGTGCCGACTCGACTGTTATTGCGGTGCGCCAAGGTCGTGACTTGGTTGCGATCCATCGTTACCACGGCGAGGACACGATGACCATCGTGGGCCGCGTCATCGACGCCATTGAGGAATACAAGCCCGCGCTGGTGGTATTGGACGAGGGCGGCCTTGGGTATGGGATTCTCGACCGGCTGCATGAGCAGCGCTACAAAGTCGTGCGGGGGGTTAATTTCGGCTGGAAAGCGAAAAACCCGATCATGTACGGCAATAAACGGGCTGAATTATGGGGCGCGATGAAGGACTGGCTGAAAACCGCTTCCATTCCAAATGATCGTGGATTAAAGTCCGATCTGACAGGGCCTACCATAAAACCGAATTCCTCGGGTACAATTTTTTTGGAAGGCAAGAAGGAAATGAAAGCCCGAGGGCTGGCATCTCCCGACGCTGCCGATGCGCTGGCTGTGACGTTCGCGTTCCCGGTCGCCCACCGACAGTATGTGGACAAACCGTCCGCTCGCGGCTACAACGCCAACGGTGTGACGACATCTTGGATGGGGGCTTGATGGCAAAGAAAGGCGTTTCGCTGTCAGTTGGACGAGGAGAGAAGCTCCCCGTGTCCAAGGGCGCGGGCCTGACTGCCAAAGGTCGGGCCAAGTACAACGCTGCCACTGGCTCCAAGCTCAAGGCCCCCGCGCCCAGCCCCAAGACCGAGGCCGACAAAGGCCGCAAGGCGTCCTTCTGCGCGCGCATGGAAGGTGTGGTCAAGAACGCCAAGGGGCCGGCCGAGCGCGCCAAGGCATCACTCAAACGATGGAAGTGCTGATCATGGCAACCAAACCCGGGCTCTATGCCAACATCCACGCCAAGCAAGAGCGCATCAAGGCCGGCTCTGGCGAGAAGATGCGCAAGCCCGGCAGCAAGGGCGCGC